GAGAGCTGTATCCAAGAGCCTTTCCCGGCTGTAAGTATCGGGAGGTAGAAAAGCTTTGGAACTTCCCGTCAGGGGCTAAAGTAGAATTTGGATTCTTGGAACGAGATGCAGATGTATATCGTTATCAAGGACAAGCATATAGTTGGATAGGATTTGATGAGATTACTCACCTACCTACAGAATTTGGATGGAACTATCTGGCTTCGCGTTTACGAACTACAGATCCAGACATTGTACCTTATATGCGGTGTACAGCTAATCCCGGTGGTGTCGGCGCTCATTGGGTAAAGAAACGGTACATATTACCACACCCGCCCAATGAATCTTTTAAGGGTGAAGACGGTCTAACCAGAAAGTTTATACCAGCAAGATTAGATGACAATCCTTATCTTGCAGAAGATGGTCGTTATGAGGAGATGCTCAAGGCTCTCCCTGACATCCAGCGAAAACAATTACTAGAAGGTAATTGGGAAATCGCAGAGGGTGCTGCATTCACTGAGTTTGATACAGCAGCCCACGTAGTTACTCCTTTTGATATTCCAATAGGATGGGAAAGAATAAAAGGGATTGACTATGGTTATGCGTCAGAGAGTGCCTGTATATGGGGGACAGTTGATCCAACAGACGGCACTTTAATTATATATAGAGAGTTATACCGTAAAGGACTTACGGGCGAAGATCTTGGAAACATAATAGCTGAAATGGAAGCCCAAGATCCTTTTGCTGTACCCGGAGTTCTAGATACGGCAGCATGGGCTAAGACAGGTACAACAGGCCCAACTGTAGGCGAGTCGTTGATGCGCGTAGGTCACAAGCTACGAAGAGCAGATAAGAATCGTATACAAGGTAAGATACAAATTCACGAATACTTGAAGATACAACAAAGCGGTAGGCCGCGACTGCAAATATTTAATACTTGCCCTAACCTGATACGTGAACTTCAAAGTATTCCTTTAGATCGGTCAAACCCAGAGGATGTGGATACTCACGCCCCTGACCACGCATATGATGCGTTGAGGTACTTGATAATGTCAAGGCCCCGAATAGCCGATCCACTAACAAGAATCAGACATATGCATCGTGAACAGGCATTCACGCCTTTAGATTCAGAGTTTGGTTATTGATATAGGTAATAGTATGGCTGATAAAAACTCAATAACAGATAACGCTAATAACGTCTATTTTCAAGATGTAGAGGGCGAGCAGGGTAAGACACTTAACCTTGAGGAGTCCCTTCACAATCAATTTACTGGCGTTATTTATGATCGTTATCAATCAGCCAAGGATGCTAGAGATCATGACGAAAAGCGTTGGATAACTGGCTATCATAATTACCGTGGATTGTACCCCAAGCACTATAAGTTTAGAGAATCAGAAAAATCTAGAGTATTTGTAAAAGTAACTAAAACTAAAGTGCTTGCTGCTTTTGGTCAGCTAGTTGATGTAGTCTTTGGTTCCAATAAGCTCCCAATTGGAATATCTGAAACAAAGATGCCGGAAGGTGTAGCTGAGTACGCTCATCTAGACACGCAAAATCCGGTTCCCAGCATTGAGACTAGCTCGCCAGCCCCGGAGCCTAGCGCAACTAATCCTTACGATGTAGGGTATGCAGGTGACGGAAAACAGGTCTTAAATGCCGGGGCAACCTATAATAAGGGAGAAACAGAAGATATAGATGCTGTGCTGAAGGATGTGTTGACTGATGGTGGCTCTGCTATCCCACAGTTTTACGAAACCAAGCCAGCACAAGAAGCCGCTAGACGCATGGAAAAACTTATCCATGATCAGATAGAAGAGTCTAAAGGATCTAGCGAGATACGTAATGCACTGTTTGAATGTGCGTTGTTTGGCACAGGTATTGTTAAAGGCCCATTTAATTTTAATAAAACTCTGAATCGTTGGGAAGAAAACGCAGAGGGTCAGAGAGAATACAATCCAGTAGAAGTACGAGTACCCCGCATAGAGTTTGTTAGCATCTGGGATTTCTTTCCAGATCCTAACGCAACTAACATGGATGAATGCGAATACGCTTTCCATCGTCACAAGATGAACAAGTCACAAGTACGTGCTTTGGCCCGTATGCCTTATTTTGATAAGGATGCTATACGTGCTACTCTACAGATGGGGCCTAACTACGAGCCGGAGCATTACGAACACGAACTAAAAGATGACCAACGCTCAGAAGACTATGGCTCCGGTCAGTACGAAGTCTTGGAGTATTGGGGCATCATGGATGCTGAATATGCCAAGCAAGTTGGCATGGAGCTTCCTGAAGATACTGATGACTTAGACGAAGTACAAATAAACGCTTGGGTATGTAATGGTAATATACTCAGGGCTGTTGTTAATCCGTTTACGCCTCATCGTATTCCTTACAATGCTTTTCCTTATGAGCGTAATCCATACAGTTTCTTTGGCATTGGTGTTGCCGAAAACATGGATGACTCTCAAAAGATTATGAATGGTCATGCACGTATGGCTATTGATAACCTTGCCCTGTCAGGCTCTCTAGTATTTGATGTTGACGAGTCTTCTCTTGTGGGTGGTCAAAGCATGGAGATATATCCGGGGAAGATCTTTAAGCGTCAAGCTGGAGTACCCGGACAGGCTATTAATGGCGTAAAGTTTCCTAATACATCCAATGAAAACATGATGATGTTTGATCGTTTCCGGCAGCTTGCAGACGAGCAAACAGGTATTCCTAGTTACTCACACGGGCAAACAGGTGTACAGAGCATGACACGTACCGCATCTGGTATGTCCATGCTTTTAGGTGCAGCCTCACTAAACATCAAAACAGTTATAAAAAATCTAGACGATTTTCTGTTGCGTCCTTTGGGCGAAGCTTATTATCAGTGGAATATGCAGTTTTTAGATAATAAACTAAATATAGAAGGAGATCTAGAAGTAAAAGCTACAGGTACTAACAGCCTGATGCAAAAAGAAGTACGTAGTCAACGCTTGACAATGTTCTTGCAAACAGCGCAAAATCCTTCAATTGCACCATTTATTAAAATTAACAAGCTTATCAGCGAACTGGCTTATTCATTAGAACTTGACCCAGAAGAACTATTGAATGATCCAGAAGAAGCCGCTGTGATGGCTAGAATCATAGGATTACAAAATGCTGGACAAGGCACTGGTCAGGAGGCTCAAGCCGCTAGTGAACAACCCGGAGATGTGGGAGGCCCTGAAGGATTACCTCCAGAAGGCCAAGATGTCGGAGTTACGGGTACTGGCGGTGGCAACATCGGAACTGGAAATGTACCGCAGTCAGGGGAGAGTGAATTCTCTGGAACGCTTAGAGAAGTTGCGGGATAACGTAAATGATTTTGCCAAAGAGTAGAAATATGTCTTTAATGATATTGGACGCATTAGCAGCTAAATACGAAGCTGATATGCATGGGCTACAAGTAAACATAGCAAATTATTTTTCTAATGCTGTGGGTGTAGCTGAACATCCAGATATTGTAGAAGAAGTAGATAAACTGATTGAACAAGTTGCGACAGCCGAAGAAAAATTAAAAATTGTTAATGAAATTTATGAAGTAGAAAAAGGTAATTTAGATGTCTAAGAGCAGAGTGAACGAGGCTGGTAATTATACTAAGCCCACAATGCGAAAGAATCTTTTTAATAAAATTAAAGCTGCTGGTAAAGGTGGTAAACCCGGACAGTGGTCAGCGCGTAAAGCCCAGATGCTTGCTAAAGAATACAAAGCCAAAGGCGGCGGTTACAAGTGAAAGGTTTGTTTTGGAGTCCTCTTCAGAAAAAACTTGTTTCATATGATGAATGGATAAAAGACGCAGAGAAGCAAGATGACATTAAAAAAGTCTCAGCAATCTCTTAAAGATTGGACATCTCAGAAGTGGAGAACCAAAAGCGGTAAGCCTTCCACTCAAGGCTCTGAAGCTACAGGTGAAAGGTATCTGCCTGAAAAAGCTATCAAGGCTATGTCTAGTTCTGAATATGCAGCAAGTACAAAAAAGAAAAGAGAAGATACTGCAAAAGGAAGACAGCATTCTAAGCAGCCTGAAAAAGCTGCGGAAACAGCACGTAAATACAGGAACACAGGTGGTATTGTGAACAAAGCTAAATTTAAAACTGTAATGGAAGAATTTGGAGCAGGTAAATTAAAGTCTAGCTCTGGCGATACCGTAACTTCTAGAGATCAAGCTCTTGCAATTGCTTATGCTCAATCTAGAGCCGCCAAGCAAATGGGTGGTTTAATGGAGGCTGCAAAACAACAACAGCCTTTGTTTAGAATGGCGGGAGGTGGGTCTATGATGGTTCCTACTGAAGGCGTTCCTCAAGATACCTACCCAAACATACCACCCGAAGAAATGGCAGAAGCCAAAGCTTCACAGCTCCCTGATGAACAGATGGAGCAAGACTATTTTGGTTATGTAATCAATGAAACACTTGATCCTACCGAACAAGAATATTTAAAGAATGCTCTAGAATCAGACCCACAGCTTAGTGCTATTATAGACAAAGTTGTGATGACTGCTTCTGAGTTTTCTGGGGCCGGAGAAGTTGAAGGCCCCGGAACTGGTGTATCGGACTCAATACCCGCTAGATTATCTGACGGAGAGTTTGTATTCACTAAAAAAGCTACCGATCAATTAGGTGCTGACAACCTCCAAGTTATGATGGACGAGGCTGAACGTGCTTATGATGGTGGCTTAATGAGTCGGCCTTCTGATACCACACAAACAGCTTTAACTGACGAAGAAAAGATTCAGCGTCAAATGGCTGGAGCAAACAGAATGCCGAGTATTCGTTAACACGGCTACCTTGAAGGAACAAGCCCCTATCAGTCTGACGAGACATTTAGAATAGGCTACCTTGTAGACAACAAGCCCCGTTTGGAGAAGTAACATGACTGTTGCAGAAAAACTAGAGGAACAAGAAGCAAATCCTTATAACATGAAGAAAGATTGGCACAAAGGCGAAACTCCCCGCATGGAGAGTGCTGATGGCCTTTTCTTTGCACCTGAACCTTCTAAGGCCACCTCCAGCGAAGAAGCTGAAGCCCCTGAAAAAAAAGAGTCTAAGGATGTAAATTATAAGAAACGCTATGACGATCTAAAGAAGCATTACGATAGTAAAGTTTCTGAATTTAAACAGCGTGAGCAAGAACTGTTGGCCGAAGCAAAAACAAATGCTCCCCAGTACCAAGCTCCTAAAACTGTTGAAGAGATAGAAGCTTTCAGGAAAAAGAATCCTGATCTGTATGAAACGGTAGAGACTGTAGCTCACTTTCAGAACGAACAGCAACTGGCAGATATACGCCAAGAGCTAGTTTCACTGAAGCAACGTGAAGCAGACATAGCCAAGAAAGAAGCTGAAGTTGAGTTGCGTCAAAGGCATCCCGACTTTGAGGACATTCGGGGTAATGAAAAGTTTCATGAATGGGCCAAAGCTCAACCGGATCAAATACAGGATTGGATTTATAATAATCCTAATAATGCTGGTTTAGCTAGTAAAGCGATTGATTTGTATAAGATAGAAAATAATATTACTGCACAGCCAACCAAAAGGAAGTCTGTATCGCAAGGAAGTGCAGCAGATATGGTTTCTACTAAAACGAAATCCATTGACACTAAACAACCTAAGATATGGACTGAACGGGAAATTGCTAAAATGTCCGTAACTGAGTTTGATAAATATCAAGAAGAAATTAATCAAGCAATTAGTGAAGGACGAGTAATTAAATAATTTGTCTTTTATTGAGGTAATTAAAAATGGCTTATAACCAATCCGATCAGTATTTTGAGCCGAGTACGGATACTGATGCTAACTTTGCGAACTCCGTAGCGGGTCAGAACAATTCATTCTTCCTTCCTGCTATTTATAGCAAGGCGGTACTGAATTTCTTCCGTAAGGCTTCTGTAGCCGAGGCAATCACTAACACTGATTATGCCGGGGAGATTTCCGCTTACGGTGATTCTGTAAAGATCATCAAAGAACCTACCATCACTGTCTACCAGTATGAACGTGGTCAGGACGTAGCTTCAACTAAATTGACCGACCAAGAGGTAACTCTGGTTGTTGATACTGCGAATGCTTTTAAATTCATCGTAGATGACATTGAGAGCAATATGTCTCACGTTAACTTCCGCGAAGTAGCTGCATCTTCTGCTGCTTACTCTTTGCGTGATGCTTTTGACGAAGGCGTAATCGCTACTATGTTTGCTGGCGTTCCTGCTTCAAGCCCAAATCACATTCTGGGTTCTGACAGTGCTACTGACCTTGCTGCTGGTACTTTTGACGGTGCTGGTAATCTTGACATTGGCTTTGGAGCTTCTGAGCATGATCCAATTGACGTTCTTTCACACATGGCCCGTCTGCTTGACGAGCAAAATGTTCCTGAAGAAGGCCGTTGGTTCCTTGCAAATCCAGAGTTCTATGAGCAGCTTGTACAAAGCAACTCTAAGCTCTTGTCTGTAGATTACAATGCTGGTCAAGGTTCAATCCGTAATGGCTTGGTATCTTCTGGCAAGCTACGTGGATTTGATATGTACAAGACTAACAACATTGCAGCGACTACTAATGCCGCTGGTAAGTGTCTGGCTGGTCACATGTCATCTACCTGTACTGCTCAGACTATTGTTAACACTGAAGTAATTCGTGATCCAAGCAGCTTTGGTGACATTGTACGTGGCCTCCATGTTTATGGAGCCAAAGTACTGCGTCCAGAAGCTCTGGTATCCGCATTCTACGGTATTGACTAAGATTATCGGGGGTCTGAAATATGGCCCCCTTTAATTTATGGAGTTTATAAGTGCCTCAAATTGGAAGCGAACAAAACCCCGTTAGATTTAACGTAAACAACAAAGTTAAAATCCGTGCTAAATATTATAGACACGAAGATAAGAAAAAAGCTGACGAAAATTATGATAGGATTTTTAGAAATCTTGATAACCCTGTAAATCATAGAGAGGAAAAAAAATGATGGATTACGGCAAAAAGAAAATGATGGGCGGTGGTTATAATAAATATAACAAAGGCGGTAAAGCTAACGGAAACAAAATGGCTCGCCGTGAATACAGCAAAGGCGGTTCTGTTAGTAGTGCTATGAAAACTGCCAAACCTTGCTAACATGAAAGTTCAAGCCCCTGAAGGTTACCACTGGATGAAGAGTGGTAAAAGCTACAAACTTATGAAAGACCCTAAAGATGGCTACAAATCTCACCGGGGTGCTTCAAAGTCTGCTAACTTTGAAATTCAAAAGGTTCATAAAAAATAATGGCTAAGACTTATTTACAGTTAACGAATGAGCTGCTAAGAGAATTAAATGAAGTTGTACTGACTTCTTCTAATTTTGCTTCAGCTATTGGTATACAGGCTCATGCAAAAGACTGTATTAATAGAGCCTATTTAGATATTGTTACCGAAGAACCTAAGTGGCCTTTTCTGGCTACAGGTGAAAGTGGTGCTACAGATCCGATGTTTGGTAATGTTTCTGTTGAGACTACTGCCGGAACAAGATGGTATGAACTAAAAGCTGCTAGTGATAATTTAACTACAGACTATGCAGCTATTGATTGGGATAATTTTTATATAACAACTATAGGAGTCAGCGGTGAATCTGCTCCTTATGTTTCTAAAAATTTAAGTTACATTACTATAGATTCATGGAAAGATTTTAGAAGAACTAGAGAAAACGCTGATGATGCAGATACCCAAAACTGGGGTGAGCCTAACGCAGTGGTTCGTAGTCTTGATGGGCGTAAGTTTGGGCTAAGCCCTATACCTAAAAAAGCTTACAAGATTTGGTTCTTTGCTTATGATCTTCCTACAGAGCTGTCTGCTTATTCTGATGAAATAGTTTTTCCAGATATTTACAGCACTGTAGTTACGGCCAAAGCTAGATATTATCTTTATCAGTTTAAAGATAATCCCCAAGCATCAGCATTTGCATTAGAAGACTACAAGAAAGGTCTAAGAAGCATGAGAGAAAATCTTCTTGGGCCTAGTACATCTTATTTTAAAGATGACAGAGTGGTGTATATCTAATGTCGTTAGCATTTGGTTTATCTTGCACAGGAGGTTTAAATACTAACCTCAATGAATTTGATATGCTCAAGCAGCCGGGGTCGGCTAAAGAGCTATTGAATTTTGAGGTAGACCCTGATGGTGGCTACAGGCGCGTAAGTGGGTACACTCCTTATGGTACAACTAGACCTGAAGGTGCTAGTAGAATTTTAGGTGTAGTACCTTATGGCCTTGGTGTTGTTGCTTGTGTTGATACATCAGTATACTACACTGAAGATGGAACAACTTGGCTTCAGATTAATAGGGACACTGGACACTCTGGAGTTCTTGAGGTTAATTTAAGCAGTCAAACAGAACTAGACCGACCTAACCAAGGTCAAGCTCAGTTTGCTTTAATGCAATCATCTTTAAGTGCGCCTAATGCCACTTATGGATCTTTATCAATTGCAACAGGGGCCGACAAAGTTGCTCATTTTCATATTGATGGTGTAGGTGCAACAAGAAAATTTGTATACAGAGAAACATCATCTCCTGCTGCTGGTAAATACATTGAAAATCACGATAAGCATTTGTGTGTTGTAGATACAACAAATGCACCTAGCACATTATATTATTCAAAAACAAATGATGATAAAGATTTTTCGGGTACTGGCTCAGGCTCAGTAACTATTTCAGATAAAATAACAGGAATTAAAAGCTTTCGTGGCTCGCTTTATATTTTCTGTCAAAACACTATTCATCGTTTAGATAATATTAATGATTCGGCTAATACTGCGGTTGTTCAAATAACAAATAACGTAGGATGTCTTAGCGGCTACAGCATTCAAGAAATTGCAGGTGACGTAGTATTTTTAGCCCCTGATGGCATTAGACTTGTAGCAGCAACAGAACGTATTGGTGACGTAGAGTTAGGATCTACTTCTCGTCAGATACAATCTATTATATCGGCATTAGCTTCTAATATATCTAATTATACTATTAGCAGCGTTGTACTTAGAAACAAGTCTCAATACAGATTATTTTATACAGGAAGTTCGTCAGACATAGATGCGTCTAGAGGTGTGATAGGTACACTAACGCCTCAAGGTTTTCAGTGGTCTGAAATTAAAGGTATTCAAGCTCCTGCAATAAACTCAGGCTTTGACGCTTCAGGAGATGAAAAAGTATATCATGGAGATAATTTAGGTTATATATACTCTCATGATGTAGGTAATAACTTCTACGAAGATGGAAGTACACAGGCTATAGCAGCCTCTTATAAAACTCCTAACTTAGACTTTGGAGATGTTGGAACTTTAAAAACATTAAGATATGCAAAAATATCTTTAGGCCCGGAAGGAGAAGTAACGCCTTCTGTTAGAGTAAGATATAACTACGAAGATACCACTATTCCACAACCTAATGATTATGTTTTAACAAATGTTAGAACTCCGGCGTTGTTTGGATCTTCTCTTTTTGGTACGGGAGTATTTGGAGGAAGTTTAGATCCTCTGACTAGAGTAGCAATTCAGGGTAGTGGACATACTTGTAGTTTTAAAATTTTTTCAGAAGACAATAAACCTTCTTATTCTATAAATGGTTTATATGTAGACTATACGCCTTCTGGTAGGAGATAAGAATGGCTGGAACAAGCTACACACGACAAAGCACATTTGCAGACGGCGATACGATAACCGCTGCGTTATTTAACGATGAATACAACCAGCTTGTAAATGCTTTTAGTTATGCTAGCACAGGTACTACGGGGCATCAGCATGATGGTTCAGCAGGTCAAGGTGGTAATATTGCCACGATTGGTGATCAAGACTTTCTTAACAAAATAGTTGTTGATAGCACTAACAATCGTTGGGGAGTGTATGTAGAAGTTGGTGGGGTTGCTACTGAGCAAATACGTATTCAGGATGGAGCAATTGTTCCTGTTACAGATAATGGTATAGATCTTGGTACTAGCTCATTAGAGTTTAAAGACCTATACCTTGATGGCACAGCTAACATTGATAGCTTAATAGCTGATACGGTAGATATAAATGCTGGAACTATTGATGGGACTACAATTGGTGCTACTAGTGCTAGTACCGGAGCGTTTACAACTCTTGCCGCTTCTGGTGCTACTACACTTAGCGGCACTTTATCTGTTGAAGGAAATACCATTCTTGGAAACGCCGCAACAGATACAGTCACGTTTACCGCCGACATTGCATCAAATATTCTACCCAATGCTGACAGTACTTACGATCTTGGGGATAGCTCTACTTATTGGGCAAATGCCTATATAGATGCTGTTACTACAACTGGTAATGTATCTATAGGCGGTGACTTAACAGTTACTGGCAACGCTACCATTGCAGGTAATCTTACGTTTGGTGATGCCGCAACTGATACTGTAGCTTTTAGTGCTGATGTAGCTTCTGATCTTTTGCCAAGTGTTGATGGTACTTATGACTTAGGTGCTGTAGGTTCTGAATGGCAAGACCTGTACATAGACGGCACAGCAAACATTGATAGCCTTGTTGCCGACACAGCAGACATTAATGCAGGTACAATTGACAATACAGCCATTGGATCTACGACTGCTTCTACTGGTAACTTTTCTACACTGTCTATTGGCGGTACTGCAATAACTTCTACCGCCGCAGAACTTAACATCCTTGACGGAGTTACGGCGACTGCTACAGAACTAAATATTTTAGATGGTGTTACAGCGACAGCCTCCGAACTTAATCTTGTAGACGGCTCAAGCGCAGGAACAATTGTAAACAATAAGGCTGTTGTATATGGAGCAGCCGGAGAAGTCAACGCAACTACACTTCAATTAAGCGGAACTGCAATCACAGCAACTGCCGCAGAGCTAAATCTTTTAGACGGTGTAACTGCAACTACAACAGAAATAAATTATCTAAGTGGTGTTACTTCTTCTATTCAAACTCAGCTAGATTCTTTACAAGATTCTGACGCAGACTTAGCAGCCATTGCCGCTTTGTCAAATGCTGACGGTAATTTTATTGTCGGTAATGGCAGTACATGGATTGTTGAGTCTGGAGCTACGGCACGAACCTCGCTGGGCTTAGGAAGCCTTGCAACAGCTAGTACAATTTCTAATGATGATTGGTCTGGTACTGATCTTGAAGTTGCTAATGGTGGTACTGGAGCGTCTAGCGCATCAGCAGCCCGAACAAATCTTGGAGTTGCTATAGGCTCTGATGTACTAGCTTACGACAGTAACTTACAGTCTTTTGTAACTACGTTTACGCTTCCTACTACTGATGGTACTAGTGGTCAGGCACTTCTTACAGACGCAGCAGGTAACATTACTTTTGGTGATGTGGATGCTCTTCCAAGCCAGACAGGTAACAGCGGTTACTATCTTACAACTGATGGTACTAACCCGTCTTGGGATAATCTAACTGACGATCCTACTTTTACTGGCACTGTAACTATAAGTGGCACTGAAGCAATTAAGGTTCCTGTTGGTACTACCGCACAGCGTCCTACGCCTGTTCAGGGCATGATTCGTTACAATACAACGGATACAGTCTTTGAAGGCTACGATGGGGCTGCTTGGGGTTCTATAGGCGCACAGTATGTTTATACACGTACTAATGCTACAGCTACCGCAGCACAAACTACATTCTCTGCTACATACACAGTAGGTTATGTAGATGTTTATTTGAATGGCGTAAAGTTAATTAATGGCACAGACTTTACAGCTACTAACGGGACTTCAATAGTTCTTTCATCTGGTGCAACGTCTGGTGATCTTGTAGAGATTATAGCTTTTGAAACTTTCTCTGTTGCAAATGTATTAACTCCAGCTAATAATCTTTCAGATGTTAATGATGCAGCTACAGCCCGAACTAACTTAGGATTGGCTATAGGTACTGATGTACAAGCCTATGATGCTCAACTAGCAGATGTAGCCGGACTAACACCAACTGACGGAAACTTTATTGTTGGTGATGGTGCTAACTTTGTAGCTGAATCAGGTGCTACAGCTAGAACATCACTGGGGCTTGGAACAATCGCAACAGCAGCAACTGGTGACTACGCTGCAACTGCTAACAACCTGTCTGACCTTGCTAGCGCATCTACTGCGCTTACTAATCTAGGTGGTGCAGCTACAGCAAACAATCTATCTGATTTGGCTAACGCTGGTACAGCAAGAACTAATCTTGGCGTAGCAATAGGCACAGACGTTCAAGCCTATGATTCAAACCTAACCAGTTTTGTCGGCACTTTTACTCTACCAACATCAGACGGAACTGCTGACCAAGTATTAACTACCAACGGCAGTGGTACTTTATCTCTTGCGGATGCTGGTGGTGGGGCTTGGAACTTCATTAACTCAACTACGGTTTCTTCCACGGTTGCATCAATAGATATTACATCTGGAATTGGAAGCACATACGATTTTTATGTGTTACAGCTTGTAAAAGTGGCACCTGTTAATACAGGAAGTGGAAGCCCTTTTAAGATTAGAACATCTACAGATGGCGGGAGTAGCTTTGACTCAAGTGGCTATTCTTATGCCGCAGGTTCTATTAGAGATTCTAGCGCTTCATTTTCAGGCTTGAACAGCGCAAGCGATAGTGAAATAAGAGTTAGTAATTTTGGTCAGGGTGCAACATCTGGAGAAAGTTTAAGTGGATTTATATATTTAGTAAAACCATCTGACGCTGCAAATTTTTATCTTTTTTGGGATTTAGCTGGTCTTAGTTTTCCAACCTCTCAATTTCAGAGGCATTTTGGTGGTGGGCAAAGAGAAACTGCCGCTGATGTAGATGCCATTAGGATTTATCACGACAACAGCATAGACGGTGGAACAGTTAGGTTGTTTGGTATAAATAATTCATAGGAATAAACAATGACACGTTATAAAGCAACACCAAATGGTAATGTTCAGTTTACTCCTGCAGAAGAGGCTGAATGGGATACACAGGAAGCAGAATGGGCTGCTGGTGCAGATGACAGAGCGGCTGCTGAAGCCAGAGAAGAGCGAGATGAAAAACTAGCTGCTACAGATTGGAGAGCCTCCAGCGACTTAACGCTGTCAACTGAATGGGCAACCTACCGACAAGCACTACGGGATGTTCCAACACAAGAAGGCTTCCCCCACACAGTAACATGGCCTGAAGAGCCGGGAGCTTAACTATGAGTAAAGCAAGAGATATAGCAGATAGCGCAGCTACAATTAATGCTCTAGACGGTGTTACTGCTACAGGAACAGAATTAAATATTCTTGATGGGGTTACCGCAACTACTGCTGAACTTAACATCCTTGATGGTGTTATAGCAACCACAGCAGAATTAAATTATGTGGATGGTGTTACGTCTAATTTACAAACGCAACTAGACAACATCTCAGTAACTTCAGGCACTCTTACCAAGACATTCGCACAGGATGAAGTGGCTACTATTACTTTGTCTAGCAGTATTGCTACGCCCGTAGTATCTGTGACTAAAGAAGTGGCTCAGTCAGGTGTAAGCAATAATGCGTGGGATGTTAATTCAACGTCAGAGAACTACACCCGTTTAGACTCTGCTCCTGCGACTACTTTGGATTTTGTTCCAGACACATCAAATACAAGCTATTCAAATAAAAGTGTTTCTGTAGCATCAACAGAGAATGGTTTGCAAGGTATTTACTTAAAAGATGATGGCACAAAAATGTATCTTGTAGGCTATCAAAATGATGCGGTTTTGCAGTACACACTATCTACTGCTTATGACGTTTCTACAGCAACGTATGATTCTGTAAGTTTTAGCGTAACGCCAGAAGGAAACACCGTTCCAAGCGGTTTGTTTTTTAAGCCTGATGGAACAAAAATGTATGTTCTTGGATATGGGAACGATACTGTTTTTCAATATGCCTTATCAACTGCTTGGGATATATCTACAGCATCTTATGAGTCAAAAAGTTTTAATGTAAATAGCCAAGAAACACAACCGACTTTTGTTCACATGAATGATGATGGAACAAAAATGTACATCGTAGGTTTTACTAATAATACTTTTTATCAATATACATTATCTACTGCGTATGATGTAAGCACAGCGTCTTATGAAACTTTTTATGACCCGTCTGAAGCAACTTCGCCAAAAAATCTAGCATTTTTAGCAAATGGCTCTGTAATGATTATAGCTGATAACACTAATGACTCTCTGTATCAATACAGCTTGTCTACGGCATATGACATAAGCACAGCAAGCTATGATTCCAAGTCATTTAGTTTGGCTTCTCAAGATAGTCAGCCAAATGGAATGTACATTACTTCTGATGGAAATCTTTATATTGCTGGTGGAGCAAACAATACTGTCTTTCAGTATTCATTGCCTTATGGCAGCTTTTCTCTAGGCACAGGCTCATTTGCATCTGCTGACGTAGGCAAGACCATTGAAGCTAACAGTGGTGCGTTTGTTCTAACATCTACCGCTGGCGCTGTATCTCAAACTACTGCACCCACTTCATACGCTCAAGTAGCTTCAGGCTCTTGGGAGATGTATGGCGTTGTGTTTAACACGACTGATGGTGACTTGGAGTTGAGTGGCATAACAACGGGTCAGTTTGATGTATCTACGGCATCGTTTTCCCAAAACTTTTCAGTTTCAGCGCAAGAGGCATCCCCGCTAGGAGTAACCTTTAACACCGATGGAACAAAGATGTTTATTACTGGGCAGTCGGGAGACGATGTAAATGAGTATAATTTAACTACTGGTTTTGATGTTTCCACTGCTAGCTATTCCCAAAACTTTTCAGTGTCATCACAAGAAACAAACCCACACGGAGTGGTTTTTAATACCGATGGCACCAAGATGTTTGTCGTTGGTAGCGGAGGCGATGACGTAAACGAATATAATTTAACTACTGGCTTTGACGTTTCAACAGCAAGCTATAGTCAAAACTTTTCTGTTAGTTCGCAAGATACCAATCCAAGAAGCATAGCCTTTAACTCTGACGGCACCAAAATGTTTATGCTCGGTAGCAATGGTGCGGATGTTAATGAATATACATTATCCAGCGGGTTTGATGTTTCTACTGCTAGTTATTCTCAAAACTTTTCAGTTTCATCACAAGAATCAGTTCCGGAAGGAATGGCCTTCAATACTGACGGCACTAAGATGTTTATTACAGGAACGTCAGGAGATGATGTTAATGAATATACACTTTCAACCGGCTTTGATGTTTCCACAGCTTCATACTCTCAGAATTTTTCGGTCTCAGCACAAGAAACAGAGCCAACAGGAATAGCCTTTAACTCTGACGGCACCAAAATGTTTATTGTTGGCACTAATGGAATAGAGGTAAATGAATACACATTAGGCTCAACAGCTATTCCGACTGGCTACCACGCAGTCCACACCACAACCTCTACAGACTCTACCTACTGGACTGACATTAACTCTATGACCGCAGATGAAGCTGCTGGTGATGGAAGTATCTTCTACTGTATATCAACAGACGATAGGTCTACTTGGAAGATTGCCCATAACACTGACGGCATACGTTCTATTGTTCGTAACAACTCAGGCACTTGGCAGTACAACTCTAACGGTACTTATGCGTCTACTACTTGGACTAACGCGACTACCAACACAGAGTTGAATGCTTTGCAGGAGGCTATGGAAGCATCAGGAGTAAACAACGCATACGATATTTCTACTGCTTCATTTGTGGATAGTTTTGACGTTAGCTCGCAAGAGACAGACCCAAGAGATGTCCGATTTAATACTGACGGCACAAAAATGTTCGTAATTGGCACATTTGGGGGAAAGGTACAGGAGTATACATTAACAACTGGCTTTGATGTTTCTACAGCAAGTTTTTCCCAATTTTTTAGTGTTTATAGCCAAGAGACAGATGCACGAGGTTTAGCATTTAATAATGACGGAACAAAGATGTTTGTTGTCGGAATAGACGGTGATGATGTAAATGAATACACACTTTCTACTGGCTTTGATGTTTCAACTGCAAGTTACTCACAAAATTTCTCAGTCGCATCGCAGGAAACAGCTCCTCAAGGAATAACATTTAATAATGATGGAACTAAAATGTTTATTGTGGGAAATGTTGGAGATGACGTTAATGAATATACATTGACTACAGGTTTTGACGTTTCAACAGCTTCTTATTCACAAAACTTTTCAGTCGCATCACAAGAAACAGCACCATCTGGAATCGCGTTTAATGCAGATGGGACTAAAATGTTTATCTGTGGCGGAGGAGGAGACGATGTAAACGAGTATACATTAACTACGGGTTTTGATGTATCTACAGCATCTTATACGCAAAATTTTTCTGTATCGTCTCAAGAAACAAGCGTTGAAGGAGTAACATTTAATAATGACGGCAGTAAAATGTTTCTTGTCGGAATAGACGGTGATGATGTTAATGAATATACAGTAGGAACAGTGGTCTATCCAAACCAAATGAACAAGACGCAGCTTGACGCTGTATCTGACGCAAACCACTTCACACTAGCTAATGACCTAGATTTAGGCATTATCTTCAACCTATCTAGCGGCACTACGGTTCCTTCCAGTGACGGTGTATCTATTAACTACGATGCCAACGTCCTGAACAAAGGAGCTATCTTAGGCACTGATTACGACTTTGATGCTCCTGCGGCTACTAAGGTGAGGATAACTGCACTGGCTGCTAATAACCTGAAGGTGCGGGTGGTTTGATTGGTTCATGTCTTTATCCTTATAGTACTCATAGGAGGCGAGGAAGCGTCTAGCACTTGTGATCAAGCAATGTGTTTCTATGACGTAAACAGATGTAATTACTTTGCAAGCAAGTTGAGATGGAGAGGATCTCCAAGTACATCTAGCCCCATCTCAGCTTACTGCAAGCCAATCTTGGTTGATTCAAGTCAAGAAGGCGTGAGGATCTACTAGTGGCAGCAGAAATCATAGCAGCCGTTTCAGCGGCTAATCAAGCTTTTAATTTTATTAAGAAAGCTGTACATAAAGGAAGAGAATTACAAGATCTAACCAATGCTATAGGTGCTTTTTGGGATGCTCGTGAAGAGGTTAGTGTCCTTGAACAGAAAGCAACAAATCCTAGCAAAATGCAAAAGATATTTGGTGGTAAGTCTGTAGAAGCCCAAGCATTAGAAGTGACATTGCAGAAACAACGTGCAGAAAATTTAGAGCGAGAATTAAAAGATATATTTTTATGGACAGGGAATGGTCATCTTTGGACTGAAATGATACGCGAAAGGTCACGTATAAGAAACACTAGAATTGCAGCAGCTAAACAAGCCGCTCAAACAAAAGCAGCAATGATAGACTTAGCAATTATTGGTGGAACTGTAATTGGTATATTTATAATTGCAATGGGAGCTACCTCCATTATACTATAAAATGGAATTAAGATATGGATCAGTTAGAATTAGAAAAAATAATTAGTCAAGCTGCTCAAGAGGGAGCAAAGCAAGCACTAAAAGATATTGGGCTGTCAGACCAAGAAGCCTATGATGATGTAAAAGAGCTAAGAAATCTTTTAGATGTTTGGAGGGCTACTAAGTCTACAGTAGGACAGACTATTGCTAGGATGCTTACTACCTCAATTTTAACTGCTTTGGCTATAGGCATTTGGATGTCTTGGGGTGTGGAATGATGGGATTAGTAGATACACTAATAGGGCCTGTATCTTCTATACTAGATAAGTTTATAGAAGATAAAGATAAAAAAGCACAGCTTGCTCATGAGATAGCTACCATGAGTGAAAAACACGCGAACGAGGTAGTAAAAGCTCAACTAGAGATTAACAAAACAGAGGCTCAACATCACAGTATGTTTGTAGCGGGGTGGCGGCCTGCGATAGGCTGGGTATGTTGCCTTGGTATGGCTGGTAATTTTCTTATTATTCCATTTGTCAATATGGCACTAGAATTAATGGAAACTGGAGTATTAGTTCCTATGATTGAGCTAGATTTAATGATGCCTGTGTTGATGGGTATGTTAGGTCTAGGAGCTATGCGAACTGTAGAAAAAGTTAAAAAGGTAGATAGGAAAGCATAATGAAAGATTCTAGACTAGAAAGAGCTGGAGTGGCTGGGTTTAACAAACCTAAGCGTACACCTAAGCATCCTACTAAGAGTCATGTTGTTGTAGCCAAAGTAGGCGATCAAGTTAAGACTATACGTTTTGGTCAGCAAGGCGTTTCTGGTGCAGGTAAAAATCCTCAGTCAGCATCTGAAAAGTCTAGGAGAAAATCTTTTAAGGCTCGTCATGCTAAAAATATTTCTAAAGGTAAAATGTCAGCGGCTTACTGGGCTGATAAGGTCAAGTGGTGATATAGATGGCTAAAAGAAAAAAATATCAGATCGGCGGTAGGACTGACGAATTTTACTACGGCGAAGAAACTGAAGGTAGAGATATTGGTATTGATCCTAATCTTGATCTAGGTACTGTTAACATTACCCCTCCTCCTCCGGGTGGTGGTAACGGTGGTGATGATGGTGGTAATGGTGGTAATGGTGGTGATGATGGTGGTAATGGCGGTAGTCCTGATCTTACTACTCAAGTTTTACAGTTTGCAGGAAGAGAAGGAGGAGCATCTAATTTAGATATTGCTAATTACATTACTCAAATTGGAGCTGATGTAAATAAAGTAGCAGATGCTATGGGTATAGACAGAGAAAGAGCTAATACAGTATTTAATGCGCTTTCAGATGATAAAACTGCTGACTTTGTTAGATATCAAGAACAAAATCCTAATGCTACAAATCAACAGTTAGCTCAGTTTGTAAAAGATACAGGAGCTGATATAGGTTTAGTGGCTGATGCCCTTGAGATTGATAGGGATGTAGGTCTTCAGATGTATAGGGACGCTTTGGGTTCTGCTGGAGAAACAGAAAAAGTAGCAGAGACTGTTGTTACAGGAATTACTTCAGAAACTCCGGGTACATATCGCGCTCCTACTGTTGATGTAGCCGATTATGTTCAGCCTCCTGAAGTAACTAAAGTAGATATAAGTGCTGGTGTAACTCCTCAAAGTGCTATACAGCAACTTAATAAATTTGTTGATATACCTCCTCCTCCCGCTGTAACAGCCACTCAAATACAAGCTGCTACTGCTAGTGTTGCAGATGCAATAACTAAAAATCAAATAGATGCTTCACAATATGAAGCAGCCTTAGCAGAGGAGTTAAACAGAACTGTACCCGCCATAGGTACACAACGTCCTCCTATTACTGTAGAAGAAATTAAAGATATATCTTCTAGAGCGCAAGCCGCTACAATGGGAGACGTTACGGCAGGACTTGCACAGGCTGCTGACTTTACTATCAGCCCTGATGCTTTTGTGCCGGGAGTTACCGCAGCAGATATCAGAGTTGCACAGACTCCTGAGATTGAAGCACAACAACGAGAAGCTATTACAGGAACTGCTGGATCTGGCATAGAAGCTCAAATACTAGAGACTGTTAACTATCAAGCTGCTCAAACTAGAGCTATCAAAGGCACAGCCGCTAAAGGTGCTGCTGCCTCTATGGTTGCTGAAGTGGGAGAGCTACCTGATGCTGTTGCTTCTGCTATTGTTGAAGATCCTGCAAATGTTGAAGCTATAGTAGATACACAGCCTGTTGAAATACAAGCTGCTGTTGCTGCCCTGCCTAACGAAGCTTTGGTATCTTCACAACTAGAAACACTTCTAGGTGGTTTGGAAGATGGACAGATACCAACATGGGCTAGGCCAGCCGTAGATATAGTTGAGCAGCGTTTGGCACAAAGAGGCATGGAAGTTTCTACAGTAGCTAGAGATGCTTTGTTTAATGCTATTATTCAAACATCTTTACCTATAGCTGAATCTAATGCACAAGCATTACAACAACGTGCCGCCCAGAACTTATCAAACGAACAGCAAGCAGCTCTTCAGCAGCAGTCTTCTCAAATGCAGTTAAGACTACAGAACCTTGCAAATCAACAAACTTCTGCAAGCCAAACAGCACAGATGGCGCAGAGCATGGCGCAGCTTCAAAGCCAGTTCCGTCAAGATGCGGCTTTGTTATCAGCACAGCAAGCACAGCAGATTCGTACACAGAACTTGGCAAACCGCCAAAGATCTGCTGAGTTAAATGCTCAGAACCAACAAGCTTCAAATGCTCAAAATTTATCTAACGAACAACAGATGGAGCTTGCTAATCTTGAGGCTATGAATCTCACAGAGCGTGAGAACATGACAGCCGAGAACCAAGCAAGGCTTGCAGAGTTTCAAGTAGCAGCAGACTTTATATCTAAGAATGCAGCGTTTAAGCAGCAGATGGAATTAGCAAACCTAGATGCTGATCAGCAAGTAAGGCTTGCAAATCTTACAGCACTAAACAATGCTAGTTCAGACAACTTAAATGCTGCTCAACAAACAGAGCTTGCCAACCTGAATGCAAGAATGCAAACTAATCTGGCACAGGCGCAGATAGCTCAGTCAATGGGTGTTGCCCAGCTTAATGCTGACCAGCAAAGAGCTGTTGAAAACGCTAGAATGGTAGCTAATATTGATCTGACTAAGTTCAATGCAGATCAGCAAGTGCAACTAGCAAACAGCCAGTTTATGCAGACTATTACGCTAACAGACTTTAATGCTAGGCAGCAAGCAGCTATGCAAAATGCTACAGCTTTAGCGTCTTTAGATCTTGCTACTGTTGATCAGAGAACTAGAGTAGCTATAGAAAATGCAAATAACTTTTTACAGATGGATATAGCTAATCTGTCTAATGCACAACAAGCTACTATTTTAGATCAGCAAATGGCGCAGCAAAGATTGTTGTCTGATCAATCAGCACAAAATTCAGCGGCTCAGTTTAACGCTTCAACAGAAGCTCAGATTAATCAGTTCAATGCTAATCTTGCAGCACAGATAGAACAGTTTAATGCTTCTCAACTAAATGCTATGGCACAGTTTAATGTGACTGAACAGAACAGAGTAGCTGCTATTAACGCAGGAAACGAGATAGATGTTCAGAAGTTCAATAATCAACTTACTTCACAGCTTGATCAGTTTAATGCACAAATGGATCAGCAAAGAGAGATATGGAATGCTCAAAACGCTCAAGCTATAGAGCAGTCTAATATTGAATGGCGTAGACAGGCTAATACTATTAACACTGCCGCAGAGAATGCAGCAAACGCTACAGCGGCTCAACAGGCATATAACTTGTCAACACAAGAACTTGCTAACGTATGGCAGCAGTTACGTGATGACTCTACCTATGCGCGAACAGCCTACCAAAACGAACAACAACGACAAACTACTTTGTATGCAACTGCACTTTCAAATGACCCCGGAGAAGCCGGAAGCACAGAGTATGTAGATAAACTTATTGCAACTGTTGATAAGATGTATGAGGATTAATTATGGGATTTTTTAGTAAAGTTTTTAAAGGCGTAAAAAAAGTCTTTAAAAAGATTGGCAAGGGCATCAAAAAAGTTGCCGTAAAAGTTGGCAAGTTTATGAACGAGATTGGCGTTGTTGGTCAGATTGCTATGGCTTTTATACTTCCGGGTATTGGTAGTGCACTAGCATCTACTTTAGGAAAGGTAGGAACATGGGCAGCAGCAGCTCTTGCTAATCCTGCTACTAACGCTTTGGTAAAAGGTGTTGCTCATGTTGTTAATGGAGCTGCTAGATTTGCCGCAGGAGCAGGTAGAGTGTTTAACACTGTTACTAGTGCGGTTAAAAACTTTACAGGTGAAGTAGGTAAAACACTTCTTAACAAAATTCCGGGTATCAATGTTGAAGGAGCTGCTACAAATATCTTTGGGCAGGGAGGTGCATTAGAAGTAGCGGCTGGTAAAACTGTAGAAACTTGGAACACTACTATAGGAAGTGCAGATTGGTGGAAAGATATTGGCAGATCTCCTGAAAATATACCTCCGGGTTTTACAGGGCCTCCAGAGCTACAGAGCGAATACACGCCGCTAAAAGCTACTGACGATCCTATGGCTAGAGTATTTACTGATCCAACAGATCCTAACTTTATAGCTGAAGGGGCTTATGGCGAGTTGCCTGCTGACTCTTCTTTGTTGCAAGGGCCTATGACTCCACAGGCTGAAGCATTTGTAGCTCCTGATATTCCTGCTTCAGTAGTAAGTGATGTAGCTGAAGATGTTGGTAAAGATTATCTTATCACAGAGCGTAGTTTAGCGGCGGCTGGGACAGAAGCAGTGAAGGCGGTTGGACAAAGCCTTATGGCTCCAGAGCAGCCTGAGTATGATTACAGAGGCGGTAGAGGAACAATTGTAGTTGCAGAGAATGCTTATGAAGTACAGCCCGGACAAGCCGGTACAATGTCTCAAATGCCAGCAGTAGGTTATGGTATGCCTATGATTCAGTATGATGCTTTATATAAACCAGCAGGAATGTATTCTAGAAGAATGCAAGGTCTAGTGTAATATGGATACAAACTACGTTAACCAAATTTTAAAAGCCGAAAGATCTATTCCGGGCCAATCGTTAACTAACGATCCCGAGCAGCGTTATGAGTTTGAAAAGGCTCCTGAAATAACTAACCTGCGTGAAGGTATTGAGTTTGTTTTTGTAAAAATAACTTCTGAAGAAACTTATCCACAGATCTTAGAGCTTGTAGGATCTGGTATTTCTGTTATGGAGATTACACAGAACATTCTTTATCAAGGGTTTGATAGGGGTGTTTGGAATCCTGATCTTATGATGTTGTTAGCAGAGCCTACGGCGTACATGATTATGGCACTGGCTGAAAGAGCAGACATAGACTACGTAATCTATCAGGGCGAAGAAGAAGAAGAAGCCGCTGAGAATGCTGCTACTGGTTATAGCGAGCAAGAGTCTAGATTAAATGAATACAAAAAGACTAACCAAATACCTCAGGGAGCTTTGCCTGAAGAAATAGTAGAAAAGATATCTACTATGGAACCTCCACAAGAAGAAAGCTTGATGGCTAGACCAGAACCTAGCTTGTTACAAGGATAAAGAATATGGCTATTGAAGATACCTTTAAAGAACTCCAAGCGGTTAGACGTGGACAGTACGAAAGGATACGCGAGCAGCAGCGAAAGCAGCAGCGTGTTGATACAGCGTTTGCGGCTACTAATATTCTTACTAGAATAGGTAATTCTTTCTTACGGGAACAGGCTTCAAACTTTATTAACAATGAAGACAACATGGCTCGTAAAGCCAAGTATAGATCTTTTCTTAATACTGCTAACAATACTATTGAAGAGTACAAACAAGCTGAAGCGTTTGATGGAGGCGTAGAAGCCTACCTGATTAACAAGCGTAAAAACTTTTTGATGAACGATGCTCAACAAGAATATGCAGAGTTGTCTGAGTTAAAAGAAACAGAGCTGAACAAATACATAAATAATCAAGCTACTCAGTGGGCTTCTCAAAACGTACAAAATTTTAGGGACGAATACAACTCAGCCCTACAGCTAGGAAGCTACGAAGATTATGAAGCTTCACTAGCTCAAGAGTACCAAGGCCCTCGAAACGTAGGTGAGTTTTTATGGCGCGGTGCTAAAGGTTTCTTTGCAGGTAAGAACAAGAACCAGATCAGAGCGGCTAATGTTCAGTCTACTCGTGCTGCTTTAATGGAACAGGCTGGAAGAGAAGTCCAAGGGTTTGATGCTGCTGTTAATGCAGGTTATGATATTGATAGTGCTGTGGCTATACAG